AAGAATTTGCTTAAACGAACAGGAACTGTGATTACTCGCGGAAGCACTTTTGATAATGAAGAAAACTTAGCGGCTGGAGCTTTGGCACAGCTTAAAGAAAAATACGAAGGAACAAGGCTAGGTAGACAAGAGCTATATGCAGAGGTTCTTGAGGATATTGAGGGCGCTCTTTGGAATTGGAATATGATCGAAGGCTCTAGGCTTAAACCTGAAAATTTGCCAGACCTACAAAGAATTGTAGTTGCAGTAGACCCAGCGGTAACAAACACGGATAGCAGTGATGAAACAGGCATTGTTGTAGCTGGCAGATGCTCCAATGGTAAGTTTTATGTACTAGAAGATAGAAGTTTACATGGAAGCCCTGACACTTGGGCGCGTGAAGCTGTTCATGTTTTTCATAAATATAATGCTGATAGACTTATAGCTGAAGTCAATAATGGTGGAGATTTGGTCGAAAGAGTGGTAAGAACAATAGATAGGCAAATACCTTACACTGCTGTAAGGGCGAGCAGAGGCAAGATTATACGGGCTGAACCAATCGCGGCGCTCTATGAGCAAGGCAAGGTTCATCATGTTGGGGAGTTTAAAGAATTGGAAGACCAGCTGACATCTTTTACACCCGAGGGTCGAAAGTCCCCTGATAGATTAGACGCTCTAGTTTGGGCATTAACGGATTTGACCCAACAAACAGGGCAACCAATATGGAGAATTAGCTAATGGCATTTTTAGATAATTTGCGGAAGGTTTTTTCGCCGCAATCATTTGAACAAAAAGAAGCACCAAAGGTATATATGTCGGGTAACTCAATATACTCAGCCAATAGGCGCGATGATTTCAAAACATACGCGACCGAAGGGTATCAGCAAAACGCTATTGTGTATAAATGCGTAAATGAAATTGCTAATGGCGCGGCTTCAATACCATTTAAAGTTTTCCAAGGCGACATGGAGCTTGAAACACACCCTATTATTAGCCTTCTTAATAGACCTAACCCAACAGAAGCTGGAATTGAATACTTCCAATCACTTTATAGTTATCTTTTGTTGTCTGGAAATAGTTATGCTCTTGCTAGTTCTGTAAATAATTTGCCTTCAGAGCTTTATATGTTGCGCCCTGACAGGATGAAGGTTGTTGCAAGCGATACTGCAGTTCCAAAGTCTTATGATTATTATTTAAATGGACAGAAAGTTCACTCATATCCAGCAGACCCAATTTCAGGTCAGTCAGAAATTAAACATTTCAAAATGTGGAACCCATTAGACGACTATCAGGGATTATCACCCCTTATGGCGGCGGCTATTGATTTAGACCAACACAACTTGATTGCAAAGCACAACGTAGGCTTATTAATGAACGGGGCGCGTCCATCTGGCGCAATAGTGTTTAAACCAAGGGATGAGAACGGCAATAGCTTGATGCTTAGTGATACACAGCGCAAGCAAGTCAGTGATGACTTAGGTAGACACTTCTCTGGTACAAAGAATGCTGGCCGTCCTATGTTGTTGGAAGGAGATTTTGATTGGAAAGAAATGGCGTTATCTCCACGCGATATGGATTTCCTACAGCACAAGCATATGGCGGCAAAGGACATCGCGCTTTGCTTTGGCGTACCTTCTCAGCTGATCGGCATTCCTGACAGTCAGACTTATGCCAATGTTCAAGAGGCTAGACTTGCTCTATATGAGGAAACAATCATTCCCCTTGCAAAGCGAGTACAGAGTGATCTTAATGAATGGCTATCCCCAAGTTACGGCGATAATATAAAAATCGTATATGACATTGATGCTATCCCAGCTATGACAGAGCGCCGCCGCCGTGTTTATGAAAACGTGACTTCGGCTGTTCGTGAAGGCATTATAAGCCGCAATGAAGCTAGAGAAAGGCTTGGTCTAGAGCCAATTAACGGCGGTGATGAAGTTTATATCGCGGCAAACCTATTCCCGTTAGGTGGGGCGGATGTTGCTACAGATGATGGTGCGGACGTTGAGGACGCAGGGAAAGACGCTTATGGTGAAACCAAGTTAGATTTTTATCCTGACGGGGAAGAAGTTCCACCCTCTTTACCAGAAGCATATGCAATGGGAGACGATGAAAAGTATTGCGGTAATTGCATTCATAACATCGAAGGTTATTGCGATTTGTTTAATGCTGACATTCGCTCAGAGTATGTTTGCAAGCGCTGGGCTGATGAAGGCGAGACAAAAGCAGAAAGTGACATTGAAACCATTCCGACAGCTTCAATGGGGCAAAATGCTCAACGCGGCCTAGACCTTCGCAAAGAATATGGCAGGGGTATGACACAGGTTGGAGTTGCAAGAGCAAACCAACTTATAAGAAAAGAGCGTCTTTCTCCAAGAACAGTCCGAAGAATGCATAGTTTCTTTAGCCGGCATGAGGTTGATAAGCAGGGTCAGGGCTTTAGACGCGGTGAGGAAGGTTGGCCGAGTGCGGGCTTAATTGCTTGGCTAGGATGGGGCGGTGATGAAGGTCAGTCTTGGGCTAGAAAAAAGACAGCGCAACTAGATAAAGAAAGAGATAAGTCTCTGGAGCTTCTTAGCCACTACGCAGATTGGGCTTCAGCACCTAATCATCCAGAAATAAAAGCTGAAGAAGTTAGCGATGCTGTAAAAAAAGGATTGGCCGAAAAGGTTAAAGACCACAACGAAAAGCATGGTAACAGTAAAGGCAAGAAAGTAACGCAGAGGATGTTAGAGGCTGTTTTTAGGCGCGGAGTAGGCGCTTTTAACACTAACCCTCAGAGTGTTAGACCTAGCGTGAGTAGCGCTGATCAGTGGGCTTATGCGCGGGTAAATGGCTTCTTGAGTGCAGTGAGAACAGGGCGGTTTAAAAGCGGTAAGTTTGACACCGACCTTTTGCCTGATGGACACCCATTGAAAAAAGATAAATAATTATAGAATTAAAAAAGCCCCTGCAAAATCTATTCTGCAAGGGCTTATTGGTAAAGTATAATGTAACGAAATTAATGTTGGATTATGCGCCCATATTTTCTAATTTCTCAAGTTCACCTTTAATCCAAATAATCCTATTTTGCTGAACCTCCTCGGCTTCGTATAGTTTTTGTTTTTCAATTTGGATATTAGCTAATTTTGATTGAGCATCTGTAAGTGATGCCTCCATTGCAGTATGCATTTTACCTATCATTTATAATTGCCCCGTTATTCTTAATGTTTCATTATCGGCTTTATAGAACCCGCTTTTTAATTCTTCTTTTATATAACCAATAACCCCGTTTAATGCGCCCCCATTGTAACAACTAACTGTTGCCGTACTTGAGCCCCAACACATTTTGGGCGGCGCGTCGAATGTTATATACCAATCACCGCCTTCAATATGATATTCAAAAGTAACGCCGAATGGGTCGCAAATTTCTTTAAGTTTATCTAAAGTTTTCATATTAACCTCCAATGTACTTAGAAAGGTACTGAATAATCCAAGGTAAATAGAACACAGATATAACAAAAACCGAGATACCTATTAATTCACCTACAAATATTAGGATTTTTGTGATATTATTATTTATGGAACGTGTTTCTTTAAGTTGCATGTTTTACTTCCTCCCTGACTGCCCCCCAATTGTGCTGTAACACAAGGGGGGCTTTTTTATTAAACATATTGAACAATTTTACTAAGGTCTTCGACAAGGTCTCTGCCGTAGGGCGTAAAAAGTATACCCTTCTGCCATACCCAGTGTTCTACACATTGACTGGTATGAAACTTTTCACCCTTAGTCATAATTAGAAGAGCTTCATTTCGGTTTTTTGCGCCATGCATGATAAGTTGTTCAATTTCAGCTTTCACGCGCTTCAAATCGCCCTCTTCCATTTTGCGAGTATTCCGGCAGTTTTCTTCAACAATCCTGCCTAGCTCATCCCAACGGGCTTGCTTTTCATCAGGGTTAAGCCCATTCCAGACCTCCATAAGAATACCGGCTGGACGGAAGCCGTGAGCCTCCTTATAAAAATCTGAGAAAAGTGCATCATCATATAAATACTTCATAATATAACTCCTACGCGAACAATTGGTTCATGTTTGAAAACACTGCATTGTATGCATTAACTTCATTGCAATAGTGCTCAAAAAACTCATCATCATCTTCAAAAGCTACAACAGCTACTTTACCGGTGTGGAAGGCGGCTTGGCTTGCGTTGTATTCTTTCCAAGAGCGTTGCATAGCATTCATGCCTTCAAGAATATCGCCTTGGCCGTGAGATTTCATAATGTTCCAACCCTCTTGGAAGGAAACTTCTGATTTGTGAAAACTAGGTATTCTAAACATTTTGACCTCCATGTCGTTTTATAGGTACACTATCAGGTAATAATCTACCAAAGTAAAGCCTTAATTTACTAAAAAATGGAGTTAGACGAAAAAACTTTGAAGTGTTATAAGAAATAATGAGTTTTCCAGTATTCATAAAGGCTAGTCGCACAAGGGTTTCCATTGCAAAGGAAATCAGAGAAGTCAGTAGGCTTCGGCTTCAGTTTGAGCGCTCAATGCAGAAGCGCCTAATGGCTGTGTTTAAAAAGGTAGGCAAAGCCGCTTCAGACGAATATCAGCAGTCAGGGGGCATTACAGTGGCTCTAAGGCCTCTTTCTGGCGACTTGGAGAAGATTTTTAGGGCGCATTACGGCGCTGTTGTTGAGAAATTCGCCGATAGAGTTTACGAAAATAGAAAGCTTGAAAGGTTTGGACAGCTTGTATTCCAGTTATATGAGCAAGAAGGTGCTAAAAAAATTGTTGGAATTAGCAATACAACAAGAAATATTATCCTAAGAGCCATTAAAGCGGGAGAAAAAGATGGTCTCGGGGTTCTTCCTGTCGCCAGATTGATACAAGAAAAGACATTCGGAGCAATGGGTAGAGCAAGAGCGGCCACAATAGCGCGCACTGAGACACACGCCGCCGCTTCATACGCCACTTACGAAGCTACTAAGGAATTATCCCTACCAGCACAGCGTAAACAGTGGGTAAGTGTTGGAGATGCTAGGACAAGACCATATCACGCCGCCGCAAACGGACAGGAAGTTGGAATAGATGAGCCATTTATAATAAGATATAAAGGCGCTGAAATTCGTATGAAGTATCCTCACGATGGCTCTGGAGGGGCGGCAAATAATATAAACTGTCGTTGTTTGGCCGTTTATTTTACTGATGAAGACGCTTTGTTTGACAGCTTTGGCGAAGAAAACATTCAAGCTCCTAAAGTTGATTTAAAGCCTAAGATTGATGTTACTGACATAATGCAAACTACCGGCTTTTCTAAAGCAGACTTAAATGAAGCTCTAAATAAATTCCTTACACCGCTTACTGCAAGGGTAATTTCCAAGTTAGGCAAACCATCACAAATTATAGGTAAAGAAAAAGCTGGCGTTTACTATGCTGGAATAAAGCGAATGGAAAGCGGGTTAGAAAGACAAGTAATGGTGCATGAATACGGACACCATATAGAC